TTGAGAACTACAATGACAGCCGGGAACTTATTGAACCCTTCTGGATGCCTACAGTTGACCTACCGGAGCCTTGGACTGGTATCTGGAGTGGTGGTTATTTATCGGATGACAGGATTCCTTCCGTGCCTTTCATCAAGTCTTCCAATATGGAATACCTTCGCTCTATTGACGGAGGACTAGAAGAGTCCATGGAGGCTGTTAATTGTATTCAACAAACTCCTTGGGAAATAAACTCAGAAGTTAAAGAGGTGTTTGAGTGGGCTTGGGAAAACAACGTAAACATCGGAGACCTGCCTAACCGTAAAGATGAAGAGCTACCTCCCATTCCGAGGGATTTCAAGACCAACAGAGATTCTAATACAAACTGGAGACGTGAGGCTGCTAAAATTTATGACATCAACCTCTCGACAAAGTCCCGGCGTCTTTTGACTGCAAAAGTTCTTCACCTAGCAAGAAAGTTTGAGGGTAGTCGATTCTTCTTTCCTTCCAATGTGGACTGGAGAGGACGGGTTTACAACATACCTTCATTCCTCAACATACAAAACGCTGACCCCTCAAGAGGACTGTTAAGATTCTTCCGTTCAGAAAAAGTTCAAACGCCAGACCAAGCGCGGTGGTTAGCAATTCACGGAGCGAACACCTACGGCAACGACAAGGTTACTCTGGACGAGCGCGTAGAGTGGGCAAATAGTTACGCAGAGGAGGCTCAGTTGATTGCGTCCGCCCCCACCAAACATCTCTCTTGGAAAGACGCCGACAGTCCTTGGCAACACCTAGCGTGGTGCTTGGAATGGGCAGAATACACACGCACCGGGAAAGTAAAAACTAAACTACCGTGCGCTCAGGATGCCACCAACAACGGCTTGCAGTTACTTGCTTGTCTGACGCACTGCGAAGAGACAGCCTATGCCACGAACGCCTCGCCTACTCCCGCTCCACAGGACATCTATGCGGTCATCGCTGCGAGAGCTGTTAGTCAACTACAAAAAGACGCCGATTCTGGTAATGTTATGGCTCGTAAATGGTTGTCTTTTGGTGTTGACAGAAAAGCCACAAAGAGACCTACCATGGTATACCCGTATGGTGGCACATTCTACTCATGTCGAGCCTATATTGATGAGTGGTATCAGGACCGTTTAAGAAAAGACCACGCCGAAAATCCCTTTAGCGAAGCTGACAGGTTTAAGGTCACTGGTTACCTTTCTAAGTTCATCTGGAGAGCTATTCAAGAGGTCTTTGATAAACCAACTAAGTGTATGCAATACCTGCAAGGCGTCGCTAAAGTATTGACGCGAGCCGGGAAGGACGTGAAGTGGACAAGCCCTTCAGGTTTTCCTGTGTTGCAGCACTACACCAAGCAAACATCGAAGTCAGTTTCAACTAAGATTGCAGGGGAGGCAACGTGGGTAAACTTCCGAGACAGCACTGATGAACTAAGCGTGGCAAGAGCAAAACAAGGAATTTCTCCAAACTTTGTTCACTCCTTAGATGCCTCCATTTTAACCCGGACTGTGGTTTACGCTAACTCTCTGGGTATCTACGACTTTGCGTGTATTCATGACTCGTTTGGAACGCACTCAACACGGTCTCAAGACCTCGCGGATTCGATAAGAAAATCGGCTTCTGAAATTTTTAGTGTTGACCTCCTTCGAGAATTTGACAATACCTTGCGGCGTTCTGACACAGAGTTAGAATACCCTGAGTTACCTGAGTATGGAACATTTGACCCAACCATGGTCAAACATAGTCAGTATCTCTTCAGTTAAAACCAAACACAACTACTACAAAATGAGTAAAGACGTAAATAAGTTAGTCACCCCCATCGGAACCGCAATCTACCCTAAATTGGTAGAGCCTGACACTGCCTTCGACGAAGCTGGGGTGTATACATGTAAACTCCATGTAACCAAAGAGGAGTTTGCAGAGTTCAAGGATAAGGTGGATAAGATGGCTGACGCTGCCTACACTGCCGAGTGCACCGCTCAAGGTAAAGAGTTGCGAAAAGCAACTAGCTGCCCTGTGCGTATCACTCAAGACGGCGACTATGAAATCCTAGCCAAACAAAAAGCTAAGATTACTACCCGCAAAGGAGAGACCATCGAGTTCACGGTTCCTCTCTACGACAGCCAAGTCAAAATAATTGACAACAAACCAAAGATTGGTTCCGGTTCTCGTATTCGTTTGAGTGTTGTATTCAGCCCTTGGTTTGTGTCTTCTCAAGGATGGGGTTACACCCTCCGTCTTAAAGAGGCTCAGGTCTTGGAGTTAGTTGAATACGGTGGTGGTGGAGGTTCTTCCTTCAGCGCCGAGGCTGACGGCTACACGTCAGTGGCCACCGGAGAAAACTTAAACGATGCCTTGGAAGCACAAGACCCGGTCGCTCCGTTCTAACGGATACCGCTCACGTTTCGAGGAAAGGTTGGCGCTTGGCTTGGAAAAGCGAGGCGTCAGCTTCTCCTACGAGACAGAGAGGTTCAGCTACACCGTGGTTCGCCACTACACACCCGACTTCATCCTCAATAATGGGGTGTTGATTGAAGTTAAGGGTTATTTCACTTCAGCAGACCGGACAAAGCACCTAAAAGTCCGTGAATCTAATCCAACCCTAGACATACGTTTTTGCTTCCAGAACGCTAAAAACAAGCTCAACAAAAAAAGCAAAACGAGCTACAGCGACTGGTGCGAACAGCATGGGTTTCAATGGTGCGAAAAAGTAATACCAGAAGAATGGGTTTCATAAACACACATTTGCCGTGCGAAGAGTGCGGTAGCAGCGACGGCCTCGCCGTCAACGAAGACGGAAGCTCCAAATGCTTCGTATGCGGAACGTTCACACCGGGCCGTAACAACCAACACAACAAAGAACAGAACACACAAATGCAGCAGACAGAACAACACAGAGATACACCACAGTTCATTCAAGGAGACGTCATGGCTCTCCCAAACAGAGGTCTACACAAAGACGTTTGTCAGCGGTATGATTACCGCATCGGTGAGCACAATGGCAAACCATGTCACGTAGCAACATACCGCAACCCTGAGAGGACCATCGTAAGTCAGAAGGTTCGTTTCGAGGGTAAGGACTTTACCTCCATCGGTAGCCCAACCTATTTTTGGGGACAGCACCTTTGGCCAAACGGAGGCAAACGCCTAACCATTACCGAGGGAGAGATTGATTGTCTCACAGTAGCTCAGGTAGTAGGTGAAGGTAAGTGGCCAGTGGTTAGTCTACCCAGCGGAGCGCAAGGAGCCAAGCGCGTCTTTCAGAAACAGATGAAGTGGCTTGAGAAGTTTGATGAGGTCATCCTCATGTTCGACAACGACGAACCGGGTAACGCTGCTGCGGAGGCTTGTAGTCATGTCCTACCTGCGGGAACTTGTAAGATTGCTCACCTCACCATGAAAGACCCTAACGAGTTACTCATGGAAGGACGCAGTCGGGAAATCGTTGACGCTTACTGGCAAGCTAAAGTCTGGAGACCTGACACTATCATGGACGGGGCTGAGCTGTTCGACCGACTTACAACCAGCAAGGTAAACGACAGTGTTCCATACCCATGGGACGGACTCAATGACAAGACGCATGGTCTACGTTTGGGAGAAATTGTTACGCTATGCGCTGGCTCTGGTATCGGCAAGAGCGCTGTTGCCAAAGAGCTTGCTCACCACCTCCTGAAGCGCACCAATAAAAAGATTGGTTACATAGCTCTGGAGGAATCCATCGAAAGGACAGCCAACTCCATCATAGGACTGGAGATGAACAAGCTTTTGCACCTTGAGCCTATTAAGGTTGATGACGATTACAGAAGCGCGTTCGACGAGACGGTGGGTAGTGGTCGCGTTTTCTTCTACGACCATTGGGGTAGCCTTGACTCTGACAACCTACTCAATCACATCCGATACATGGCCAAAGCTTTGGGTGTTAGTTACCTGATTCTTGACCATTTATCTATAATTGTTTCAGGTCTCGACGGGGGTGACGAAAGGCGTCTCATCGACAACACAATGACCAAGCTTCGTGGGCTTGTCGAAGAGTGTGGTATTGGTCTTGTCCTTGTTAGTCACCTCAAGCGACCAGAGGGACGAGGCCATGAGAACGGAGCTGAGACCACCTTGGCTCAACTGCGCGGCAGCGCGGCCATAGCTCAACTAAGTGACATGGTTTTGGGACTGGAGCGCGACCAGCAAGACGCAGAGGCACGCAACATGACCAACGTGCGAGTTCTGAAGAACCGCTTTAGCGGGGACACGGGACTTGCGTCTACGCTCCGCTACAGCCACATCACAGGACGCTTGTTAGAAGAAGAAATATCAAGCGACCCGGTTGAGGGCGAGCAAACACCGTTCAGCTAATTTATGGAATATAACAGCAATTTTAAGTATGACCTCAAAGTCGGACAAGTGGCAGAGCAAGCGCTCGCTGACATTCTCGAAAACAAAACCATCGAGGTCAAACGCGACCTCAAGGCAAAGACTACTGGCAATGTATTTGTCGAGTTTGAATCAAGAGGCAAGCCGTCTGGTATTGCCAAGTCAGAAGCCGACTTCTGGTGTTTCGTTCTTGAAGACCGTTACGTCATTCTTCCGGCTGAAGAACTTAAAAAAATTGTTGAACCCCTAAAAGGAACTCATAGAGAAAAGCACGGTGGAGACAATAACTCCTCCGTAGGCATATTACTTAAAACACACGAACTCATAGAAACAAACAACACACCATGAAGAAAATAGTATTAGACATAGAAACCAACGCAATCGAAGATTGGGAGAACCTGACAGACTTAGAGACCATCCATTGCATCAGCATGATGGACTTAGAGACTGGACAGATGCACTCCTACAACAGCCAGACACCGGGAGAGATTACAAACGCCATGAGCATAATCGGCGCTGCTGACATTGTGATTGGACACAACTCCATTGGGTTTGATTGGCCAGCCTTGTTGAAGATGGACACAACCGGAGACCTTTCGTTGAACCCTCCGTTCGTAATCGACACCAAGATTATGGCTAAGTGTATCTACCCAGACCTAAAGAACTACGACTTTAGAGAGAAGAGTGTTGAGATTAGATACGCAGGTAGTCACTCGCTGAAGTGCTGGGGTATGCGTTTGGGTATCCACAAGGACAGCCACGGTGAGACTGAAGACTGGACTACGTGGTCTCAGGAGATGCAGGACTACTGTGAGCAGGACGTAAGAGTTACTGCGAAGCTTTACGAGCACCTTAAGAAGCTCTCGCCAAGTAAGGAGGCTCTTTTACTTGAACACCAGTTCGCGCAAGAGATTAACAAGCAGGTTCAGAACGGGTTTCCTTTCGACGTAAAGAAAGCAGAGGCTCTTACAGCTAAACTTATGACTCGACGTGTGGAGTTGAGCGACGAGCTTCAAAAGCTTTTTGAGCCGACAGTTCAAGAGACTAAGTCGCCTATTGGTTGGTCGCTTGATGTGGAAGATAAAACATACACCGCTCCTACTAAGACGAAGCTAAAGGCGGTCCTAAAAGAAGCGGGTATTAAACAGTCTTTAGTAAACGAAGCCACCAAGCTGCCCAACAAGACCAAGACTATTCCTTTCAATCCCGGTTCACGCGACCAAATCGCAGCTCGTCTCATAGAGCAGGGGTGGAAACCAGCAGCCTACGAAGGTAAGCGCCCTGCGATTAACGAAGCGGTTCTTAAGGACATAGGGACGCCATCAGCACTCAAGCTATTGGAATACCTTCTCGTCCAGAAAAGACTAGGAGCGCTTGCGGAAGGTAAGAATGCTTGGATGACCATGGTGCGTAACGGACGCATCCACGGTAACGTAGATACGCTAGGAGCTTACTCTGGCCGCTGCTCTCACTACAAACCAAACTTGGGGCAGATACCCGCCACCAGAGCACCTTACGGAGCTGAGTGTCGCGAGTTGTTCAAGGCTCCAGACAACAAGGTTCTAGTGGGAGCTGACGCTTCGGGAATCGAGTTGAGAGTATTAGCCCATTACTTATCTAATTGGGATAACGGGAGCTACGCCAAAACTATTGTAGAGGGTGATATCCACACCGCGAACCAAGAAGCTGCTGGATTGTCTAGCCGAGACGAAGCAAAAAAATTCATATATATGTGGTTATACGGCGCTGGTGATGCAGCCATTGGTGCGATTGTGGACGGAGGAGAACGCGAAGGTAGAACGCTGAAGGAGCAGTTCCTTGCCAAGATTCCCGCCGTTGCCTCTCTGATGAAAGCCATCGAGCAGTCGGTATCTCGCTCCGCTACCATCAAGGGTCTTGACGGTCGAATCATCCCAGCACGCAAGGCTTTCTCCGCGCTCAATCTAGTCTGTCAATCTGCTGCTGCTGTTATCATGAAGAAGGCTTTGGTGTTGTTTGCTGAGAGTGCCAACGAAGACTACTACGAGATGCACGGGAACGTTCACGATGAGGTTCAGTTCTCTTGTGACCCTGACAAAGCCGACAAGCTTGGTCAGTTGTTTGTGGACAGTATCAAGAAAGCTGGAGAGG